AGCGGCGAAGGCGTTGCCGTTCGCGAGCGCGCCTTCTATGCGAAGTTTCTCGGCACTGGCGCCAAGGGCGGCGGCGGACGCGGGCGGAGCCACGGCACCAAATCTGGCAGCCGCCGGTTCTACCGCTCGCAGACTGTCACCAGCCGCGTGCTGGACGTGCGCCCATCGCTGACGACCGCGCTCGGGCAGCGGGAGGCATCGCTGACGCAGCGGATCACGCAGTCGGCGGCTGAGGGTATCCAGTTCAAGAGGTTGAAGGCATGACGCAGTTTTACGGCACCGAGGCGTGCCCGGAGCGGGAACTTGATGGCACCAATGCTGCCGCGCCGATGCAAGAGGAAGAATTCGATCTCGGCGTAGACGGTCTAAATGGCGAGCCCTTCTGGATCGTCGGCCTCCTGTGAATATCGGCTTGATCATACAACAGATGAAAACGGCGCCGTCCACCGTCGCTCTGTTCAACACCAATGTCGCCGGCGCCGCCGAATTCCAGGCCGCCAAAAATCAGGGATGGCTCCCACTTCCTGCCGCCTACGTGATCCCGGGCGACATGGACAACCTCAAGGTCGAGAACCGCTCCGGCTATCGGCAGACGGTGACCGAAACTATCACCGTGATAGTCGTCTTCGACAATACGCCGCAGGCTGGAGGGGATCGCCGTGGCCAGGCCCCAGTAAGCACTGTCGATCAAGCCAAGCGGGCGATCTGCCTCGCAATCCAAAACTGGCGCCCCGACAGCACGGTCGACAACCCTAGCAATGACAGCGTCGAACAGAACTACGAGACATACGGCTTTTATTTCAGTGGCGGCCGGCTCGGCGATATGGATCTCGGTCGTTTGTTCTACGAATTCGACTTTTCGATCGATGTCCTGTTCGGCCCCGAGGATTGCTGGCAGCCCGCAAAGGCGCCCCTCACGAACATCGCGGGCACCTTCGGCACCGGCTCGGGCCAGGTGCTCACCCAGACCCCCATCGCCCAGTAGGAGTGTGCGGAATGCGCGCGTTCGTGAAACCAGCCGAAGGGCGCACCGTTCGGCGCCCCGAGACGCCAGGCCTCGTCGCCTCGCCGCCCGGCGGCAAGGGCCGCGGCATGGTGCGCCCGCAGCACGCCGCGCTGCCTGCTGAAGGCGCCTGGGTTTCGCTCGTCGACCATGGCGGCTACTGGCAGCGGCGCCTCAATCAGGGCGACGTGATCGATTGCACGAAGGCCCAGACCGCAATCGAGGTCGCTGCCGCGAAAGTCGCCGCGGAGACCGCAGCGAAGCAGGATGCCGAGGAGGCCGCCGCCGCAAAGGACGCGGCCGAAAAGCTCGCCGCTGCCCAGGCGGCCGAGAAAGAGGCGCAGGCCGAGGTCGCCGCGCACCCTGAACCGGCCACCACGGAGGCGCAGCCATGAGCGGGGCAACGGGCGACATCATTGTTCCGGGCTACAATCCTAATAACCTGGTCCCCGGGATTTACGCCGGCTTCGATGCCAGCAACGCCAACACCAGCCCTGGCCCCAATCAGCAGACGCTGATTATCGGTCAGATCAAGGGCGCGACCCGCACATTCGTCGCCGGCGTCCCGCAGCTGATTGGTTCGACTGCCGCTGCCATCGCGGCGTGTGGCAATGACGGTTGTCTGCTCGCGAAACTCATCACCCGCTATCGGCAGGACGACCCACAGGGCACCGTCTGGGTGCTGCCGTTGCTTGACGATGGCTCCGCCTCCCAGGCGACCAACGTCATTGTTTTCACCGGCACGGCGACAGCGGCGGGCGCGGTTTATCTCTATGTCGGCGGCGTTCTGACCACCACGGCGGTCAATGTCGGCGACACGGCAACGGTGGTCGCCGGCAATGTCGCTGCGACGATTGACTCCACCTACGGCGTACCAGCCTCCGCCGCGGCCGCGACCGGCACGCTCACCATCACGGCCGAGGACGCCGGCATCGACGCCGGCGAGGGCTGCCAGACTGTCCTCAACTACCTCGGCGCGCAGGGCGGTCAGGTCACCCCGGCCGGTATCACCATCGGCGCCCCCACCTTTACGGCCGGCACCGTCAACCCGGTAACGGGCCTCACCGCGGCGCTGGCGAACTGCGGGACGATGAATTTCGATTTCATCGTGTTCCCGTACACCGACACTACGTCGATGAACCTGATCAGCGCCTTCCTGAGCCAGTCAACCGGCCGCTGGAGCATCCAACAGCAGCTCTATGGCGCGGCCTTCTTGGGCTTCTCGGGCACGCTCTCGCAGCGCACGACGTGGAGCGACGCGCGGGACGATCAGTTCCTCACCGCGATCAGCAACACTGGCAGCCCCACGCCGGCCTACGAGTGGGCCGCGTCCTTCGCCGCCGTGTGCGCGGCGAGCGTGCGCGTCAATCCCGCGATTCCGCTCGGCTGGCTGCCTATGTCCGTGCTGCCGCCGCAGCAGGTCAATATCGATATTCCCTCGGAACAGCAGACCCTGCTCACGAGCGGCCTGTCGACCTATTACGTGTCGGGCGGCGGGGTCGTTTATCTGCAGCGCGCGGTGACCTTCTACGTCACCAATCCGCAGGGCTACCCAGACAATTCCTGGCGCGACGTGAACACGCTTTACACGCTGATGGCCTGCATCCGGCAGATGATCCGCGTCCTGTCCAGCCAGTTCCAACGCAAGATTTTGGTCGCTGACGGAACGGTGGTCGCAGGCGGCACTGGCCAGGTGACCTCGCAGACCGTCCTGGCTGCGGCCAACGCAATCTACGTTACGCTGTGCAATCAGGCATGGGCGCAGAGCCCGACGGTCTTCATCCAGAACTCGCGCGCCCAAAATCAGGGCAATGGCACGGTCACGCTGTTCCTGCCGATCGATGTCGCGGACCAGCTCTGGATTATTGCGATAGACTGTCAATTCCTTAAATCCTGAGATCGAGCCAGCATAAAGGAGTAGACCCAAATGTCAGGTGCGTTCTCGGGCGCAGTGCTCACCACCCCGCAGCGTCGCGCGGGCACAATTTCCGTTACGCTCAATGGCGATGCCTTCGACGTGCGCGACTGGACGTATGACGCAACGTCCTTCACCCGCGAGGAACTCGACGCGCAGAACGCCCCGGCCGGCTACTCTGAAAAGCCGAAATTTCAGCGTGCCGGAGGCACAATCATCGACGCCGCATCGCTGACTGTGGCCAGCATCATGGCGATGCAGAACATCACCATGACCATGCTTCTGGCGAGCGGGAAAACCGTGCAGGGCGACAATATGTCCTGCATTGAGTGTGCGGCTGTGAAGACCGAGGATGCGACGTTCGAAGTCATGTTCATCGGCTCAATCCAGGAGAATCCCATTTGAGCGACGCGCCCCCGCTTGAGAAGACGCTCGATCTCGCCCACAAGATCAGTTTTCGCGGCAAGGAATATTCCTCAGTCACCGCCAAACCGCCCAGGATCGGGCAACGGCGCGTCGCGGAGGCGGTCTATAATCAGGGCGCCGGCCCCTACTACGACAATCTGTTCGCCAACACCCTTGGTATGCTGTGCATCGATCTCGTGGATGCTCAGGACTTTGCTGACCAGATGACCTCGGACCAATTCGAGGAACTGTATGACTGGGTCAAGAGCTTCCTTCCGAATGGCACGCGGTGCACCGGCGTCCTGGCCGGCAATTCCTTGACCCTCCGCACGCCGATCGCGTTCAAGGGCACGACCTATAAGGAGGCCCTTTTCACGGAGCCGATGGTCAAGCACAAGCGCCAGATGCTCGGGCATATCCGTACGAAGGATAGCCCGATGAACTTCACCCAGGCTTCGTGCGTCTGCGTCGGTTTTTGCACCGGCCTGCCGCCGGAAGTGGTCGACCAGATCGATTGCGACCAGTTCGAAGCGGGGTGGAATTGGATCACCCCTTTTTTGACGCCTGGCCCGAGAACTGGGAGCAGTTAGCCGCCGACCTGGCGCTCCTGAATGGCTGGCCTCCCTCCGAGGCTTGGGAGATGACCGGGACCGACCTGGCCTTCTGGCTTGACCGCCATAATCACGTTGTCGGAAGGCAGAATAAGGCCCGCGAAGCCGCTTCCAGGAGAAGGCGCTGATGCCGTCGAGCGGCTTTTCGATCACCATTTCGGCCGTCGACGCTGCCTCGAAGAACATCGATGCGGTCAACAAGAAGCTGGCCAGCATCCGTGCCCCAGCGGAGCGGCTGCAAAAGCAGTTCAATAAATTCGGCGACCTCTCGGGCTTAACAAAGGTCAAGGAAGGTTTCGAGGGCATTGCGCGCGGCGGCCTGAACGCCTTCCGCAGCGTCGCCCGCGTGGTCGAGCCTCTGGCGGTCGTCACGGGCGCGCTTTCGGTCGCCGGCATGTACCGTCTGGTCGAGGCTTGGGGCCAGTTCGGGTCGCAGCTCGGCTTTGCGGCCGCGCGCATGGGCATCGCCGGAACCCAACTCCAAGGGCTCCAGGGTGCGGCCGTCCTGGCCGGCGCTTCATCGGGCTCCTTGACTTCTGGACTGCAGAACCTCGGGCAGACCATGTATGACGCCATCGGGGGCCGCGCTCCCGAGGCGGTGGCGCTATTCAATCAGCTCGGCATTTCGTTCGACGATGGCACGCGGCACGCCCGCAAGGTGACCGACGTTCTGCCGGAACTGGCCGACAAAATCGCGGCGATGAAGGACCCCTTCACGCAAGCCCGCGTCGCTACGGCATTGTTTGGCGGCGCCGCCGAAGATCTGCTGCCGTTCCTGCGCCGCGGCTCGGCTGGGATCAAGGAATACACGGCAATCGCCCAAAAATACGGGCTGATGAACGAAACGAGCATCGAGGGTGCGAACAAGTTCCGCGAGCAGCTGGCGGAGTCCAGCCTGGCCGCGACCGGCCTCAGCAACGCGCTGGCCGGGCTGGCCGCGACCCACGTTCCGTTCAAGTGGTGGAACGACGAAGTTGCCGAGATGACTGGCTCGCTCAACAAGCTGCTCGAGCAGGAGCAAGAGGTCGATTTCCTGAATGCCAAGCGGGCCAAATTGTCGCCAGAAAAGAAGAAAGAGCTTCACAATATGGAGGCGCATCGCGCGCTCCATGCCGCGATAAAGGATACTGAGAAGGAAATCGAAGGCGGCGACTACCGCTATTGGAAGAATCCCGACACCGCGACGAGCAAATTCACCGGCAACGTAAAACCCGGCGACCAGAAGGCGGCGCTGGCGTTCTTTGAGAGCCAAGCGGGCGGTGGCTGGAAGCCAGCGCAAGCTGCGGGCCTCGTCGCAAACCTCGTCGCCGAAAGCGGCCTGAAGCCCGGCGCTTCGGGAGATAGCGGCATGGCGTATGGCGTTGGCCAGTGGCATGGCGATCGTCAGGCCGATTTCAAGAAGTTCGTCGGCCATGACATCAAGGGCTCGACGCTCGAGGAGCAGCTGCGTTTCTACAATTTCGAGCTGACCGAAGGAAAAGAACAGGCGGCCGGCAAGAAGCTGCGCGGCGCCGCAACGCCCTATGATGCCGGCTCCATCGTCTCCCGCTATGACGAGCGCCCGGCCGCCGTCGATGAGGCTGCAACAAACAGAGGCCATCTGGCGCAGCAAATCGCTATGAAGGACGGTGCTCCCGGCGCCTCAGGCAAAGTCGATATCAACGTCAAGGTCAGCGGTTCCGGTGTGCAGCAGGTCACGGCGCGCAGCACCGGCAACGTCAATCAACCGAAGATCGCCAGTTCGCAGGTTGGCACCGGGAATGGCGGCACATGAGCGCCGCGCAGACTAACGCTCTCGGTACCACGACCGACCCCTTCCAGGCGGCCGGCCCGGGCGGCTCCTGGGTCTCGCAGCTGCAGCCCGCCTCGTGGCGCGGTGTTCGGTTCTGGGTGCGTCGGAGCCGCATCGTCGCCGGCCGGAAGACGGCGGAGCACGAATATCCATTCCGCGACGTCGTCTGGGTCGAAGACCTCGGCAAGAAAGGCCGGCGGATCAGTTTCGAAGGCTTCGTCGTCGGCGATAACTGCTATGCGCAAGAGCAGGCGATGCTGGCCGCGATGGAGACGGCCGGCGCCGCGACGCTGGTTCATCCGAGCCTCGGCGCGCTCCAGGTTACCAATGTCGGCTTCACGTCCGCGCAGGACATGGATCAGGGCCGCTCGGTCTCCTTTTCCATGGAGTTCGTGCAAGGTGCGCCGTCGCCGATCTACCCGGGCAGCAGCACCAGCACGCAAAATGCCTCGATCAATGCCGCCAATGCCGCCGACACCGCATCGGCGACCGATTTCGTCGATGACCTGAATAATGCGGTGAGCCCAGTCGCGGCCTTCGCTTCTGGCGTCACCCAGGCGATCAGCGACGCCGAGGTTCTCGTCCAGGGGGTCGCCGGCACGCTGTACAATTTTTGCGGCCTGGCGCAAGCCGCCGTCGGCACCGCGGCAACCATCCTGAATTGCGTGGCCGGGCTCATCCCGCCGGTCGGTTACACCTATGGTCCGTACGTCGATGGCGCGCTCGGCGTTCCGCAAGTCGGCGTCGTCAGCGCAGCGCAGGCCCTCGCAAATCTCACGACGGCGATCGGGGCATTCACGCAGGCGCAGTTCTCTGCGGTCTTCATCGCAACCCTTGGCGTCCCGGCAAACCAGCCACCCGCGATCCAAGCCCTCATCGCGGCCGCGCAGGCGGTGGCGATCGATCCCGCCGACCAGGTGCAGCTGCTTACCACGCTCGCCGGCTACTATCCGCCAACGGTTGCCGCCATCGCGCCGATTGGCGTGGCACAGGCGGCGGTGCAGACATCCTGCGGCGCCCTATGCCGGCGCGCGGCACTCACCGCCTTAGCGCGCGCCTGCGCAGCCTATGAGCCGGTCTCGTATAATGACGCGGTGACGCTGCTTGAGAACGTCTCAGCGCTGTTCGATGCCGAAATTCTGATTGCCGCGGACGCGGCGGACCTCAACACCTATCAGGCCTTCCGGGCGATGCGGACGGCCGTTGTCGTTGACCTCTCGACGCGCGCTGCCGCACTTCCGACGCTGACCACCATCACGACGAACCTGCCGATGCCGGCCCTCGCCTTGGCGTTCTCGCTCTACTCGGATGCGACGCGGTCTGACCAGCTCGTGGCCTTTGCCCAGCCGATACACCCTGCGTTTATGCCGACCTCGTTCGTGGGCCTGAGCGCATGAGCGCCGCGCAAGGCCCCGCTGATCCGAACGTGGTCACCATCGTCGCCGGTGGCCAGGCACTCTCGGGCTGGCAAGAGGTCAAAATCCGGCGCGGCGTCGAGGAAGTGCCGCCGTCCTTCGAGCTGCAACTGACCGAGCTCTACCCGGAAACGCCGACCCAGATCGTCATCCAGCCCGGGACCCCGTGCAAAGTGATGGCCGGGGAAGACCTGCTGATCACCGGCTATGTCGATCGCTACAGCGTGCAGGTGAATGCCGGTCAGCACGTCGTTCGGATCACCGGCCGCGGCATGACGCAGGACCTGGTTGATTGCTCGGCTAAGTTTCAGACCTTCCAAATCAACAATGTCACCCTCGGCGGCTTGGCGCGCATGCTCTGCGCCCCCTTTGGGATCCAGGTCGAACTACCAGACGGCGACAGCGGCATGATTCCGCAGTTCAACGTCATCCTGACCGAGACGCCTTTCGAGATCATCGAGCG